AGTAGAAGAAGTAATCCCTGAAATAGTAAAAGATAAAAAACACTTTGATAAAGAAATTAAAACTTTGGATTATGAAAAATTAACTGCTGTATTAATCAAAGCAGTTCAAGAACAACAACAACAAATAAACGAACTTAAGGAGAAGTTAAATGGCTAAAGTAATCGCAGAAAAAGTACAAGAACAAGTACAAGTTGATTCACCTAAAATGGTAGAAATCAAGCATACAAGAACAATGCAAGATGCTTCAGGTAATGATGTAGAAGTAGTAGATTATACTGATGTGAAATCAGTAGATGAAGCTATATCACAATGTGAAGTACATAAAGCTAATTTAGAAGCACAACTTACTGAGTGTGAAACAGAATTAGCAGACTATATAGCAATAAGAGATGCTGAGTAATGGCTACACCTACAGTACCAACAACTAATATTGGAATTTATAGCAGTTTAAGACCTGCTACTGATTGTCAACAAACAACTAATTTAAGCTTGGCAAGTATATGTAGTGGTGATACCTATGGTGGCATCACTAACACTTTTGGTGGTCAAGGTGGTCCTGCATTTTTATTTGATGTAGGATTAGGAGAATATTTAGGATTAGAAGACCCACCTATGGAAATGTCTAATACCATTGGTGGTGGATATTCATAAGATTTTATTAATATAACTTGGAGGTTATGAAAATGAGTGAAGAAAGAAAAGTAACAATAAACGACAAAGACTACAATTACGATGAACTATCACAAGAACAAAAGATTCTTGTAGAACACATTGAAAATTGTAGAAAAAGAAAATCATCTTTAGCATTTGAAATGGATAGAGAAAATGTAGCTGAAGGTGCTTTTGCTAAAATGCTAACTGAATCGTTTGACAAAAAAGAAGAAGAGAAAGAAGAAAAAGATGCCTAAATTAAATGTAGTAGCAGGAATCATTGATAAAGTAGCTGATAAGATAGATGAGTTTACTCTTGATAAAACAGAAAAAGCACAACTTATACAAGAGATCAATAAAGCACAAATTGAAGTCAATAAAGTTGAAGCCAATAGCAACAGCTTATTTGTTTCAGGATGGCGACCTTTTGTTGGTTGGACTTGTGGAATAGCTTTATGTTATCATTTCGTCTTACAGCCATTCTTAACATTCTTATTATTTGCCTTTGGATACCCAATAACCTTACCCACTTTCGATATGGGAACATTAACAACTGTATTGATGGGTATGTTGGGACTGGGTGGATTGAGAAGTTACGAGAAGGTCAAGAAGTCAGCATGACGACCTTTGAGCAGATTATCGATGGTGTCCTGGAACATGAAGGGGGCTATGTTAATGATCCCTATGATAAAGGTGGTGAAACCAAGTTTGGTATTGCTAAACGATGGTATCCAGACTTAGATATTAAGAATCTCACTAAAAGTGATGCTATAAATATCTATTACAATGAATATTGGAAACCAAGTAAAGCAGATTTCTTACCGAATGACTTGAAAGCCACCTATTTCGATATGTGTGTAAACATGGGACAAAGACAAGCTGTAAAAATACTACAACAAGCCATTAATAGTAGAAAAATGAACAAGATTGAAGAAGATGGAGTTATCGGAGAAATAACCATAGGTAGTGCAGGGAGAATCTCAAAGAAGCGATTACAAGCCTATCGCTGCTTATTCTATGGTAGATTAGTATCCGAAGAACCTGATCAACAACGATTCTATTATGGGTGGTTTAAAAGGGCAACTACTATATGAAAAAGATTAAAAGCACAGGGATAATATTTGGCGATATGCACTTCCCTTTGCATGATGAAAAAGCATTTAGCTGTGCTTTAAAGGTAATTGAAAAAGTAAAACCTGATGTATTTATCAACTTAGGTGATTTTGCAGAAGGGGAATATGTATCACATTGGAGATGGCAACGAAGAAAGCGACCACCATTGGAATACCAACTTCCCTTAATTGATAAAGAAGCAGATGAAGTCAATTACCACATGGATAGAATTGATAAAGCACTTGATAAAGTAGGGTGTAAAAAGAAATATTTGGCTATGGGAAACCACGATGCCTGGTATAATCAATTTGTAGATGAGAATCCATATTTGGAGCAATATAAGCCTGAGAATCTATTTAAGATAGAAGAAAGGGGTTATGAGTGGTATCCTTATGGAGAACTCTTTAAAGTGGAGAATAGTAAGCTATATGCTTATCATGGGGGACACTATGGATCAGTCAACCATGCAAGAAGTACAGTACAAAATCTTGGGTGTAATGTGATTTATGGGCATACCCACGATTGCCAACGAAGTGTAATGCAACACATTTCAGGCATACATATAGCACAAAGTATGGGGTGCTTGTGTAAAATGAAGAAAGACTTTTTAAAAGGTAGAAAGGTAAACTGGACTCACAATGTAGGGATAGTTGATTTCTTTACAGATGGGTGGTTTAACTTGATTACCTTAGACATACATAATGGAATGACAACTTGGAACAATAAGATTATAAAGGGGAATTGATGGATTTGGGCGAATCAATAAAGCGATTAAAAGAACTATCTGCTATTTTACAAGCAAACACTATATCAGATAGAGAAAAAGAATATTACCTACCTGAGATGTTTCGCTTAATAGATAAATTAGAAGTTCCTCAATTAATAGGAGAATTTGAGAATGAGTACATATCTTGATACATATTGCACAATAGATGATATACAACTGGTAGCCCCATTTGTATTTGATTATGACAGGAAAAGAACAATCACAAACTGGGTAAGTCATAGTGGTAGTGGAAATAGTGAAATATTCAAAGCAGGAAGTGTTGGTAAATTCACTATGCTTTTTGAAAATGACATCGAACAAACATTAGTAGCAGATATTCCAAGCATAGATGCAGATGGAAAATACTACTTTGATGAAGATGATGATGTTGTTTACTACCAACCGACATCAAATAGTAATCCAAACTATGATGTAACTATGACAGCTGGAAGGGATAATAAAACACTCTTTAATGAGTTTATATCGAGAAGTTCTGACTTTGTTCGTTCTTATATCAATAAACCAATCTACAAGAACAAGGGTGTCGGAACTGGGGATAGTTTAGGTAGGGATTATCCTGAAGTAATCGTTAGGGCTACTGCATTGTTAGCAGCATCTATGGCAATCTTACCATACGATGAACAACATGGACTGCGATTACAAATCCAAGTATATGACACAGAAGGTGGAACTGGACTATTAGACCTAATTAGAAAAGGGGTAATCAGTTTAGATCAAGATGAAGATGGTAGAGATAAGATAGTAAAAGATGTATCTATTGATGCAAGTACTACAGGGGCTATTGTAGATACCTATGGTTATCCAAGTGTATCTTATGATAGAATCAAGGTTATCATTGAAACAGGTGGTACTTTCGCAGCAGGTTCTACATCTACTGTAACCTATAAGACTTTTGTAGGTGATGATTCAGGATTAAAGATTAATTCCAACCAAGAAGCAGAAATTATTGATGGATCATTCCAATCAATAGGACATGGAGTCTATGTACGATTCTCAACTGGTGTATATACTGCTAATGATGAATGGGAAGTAGAAGTAACAGGATTAGACCATACATCAGGTGGTGGAATTGAAACAATCCAACTTAAAAGGAGATAAAGATGCCTTATCATAAAGGAAAAAAGAAAAAGAAAAAAGGTAAGAAAAAATAATGTCAGTTTTTAAAAAGAAACCGAAAAAGAAAAGAAAAGCACCAAAGGGATTTCATATTATGCCTAATGGTCAATTAATGTCAGATGCAGCACATAAACCTTTAAAATTACCATTGAGAAGAAATGCACGAAGGTAGAAAAAAGAGATTACTAAAAAAGTATGGCTTGAAAGCAGTCAATCGACCTAAGATGACACCAAGTCATAAGACCAAGAAAGCTGTTGTATTGACAGAAGTAGGACATAAGCTAAAACTGATTAGATTTGGGGATCAGAAGTCAGGACATAATTATTCTGCAGGTGCAAGACGAGCATTTAAAGCAAGACATAGAAGAAACATAGCTAAGGGTAAATCAAGTGCTGCATATTGGGCAGATAAGTTCTTATGGAGTCCAGGAGGAAGTAAAAAGAATCCACCTAAATCACAAAAGAGGGTTTATGGCAAAAAGAGGTAGTGTAAACATTGTCAGAAGAAATGGTAAAAAGAAAACCAGGCAAGGTAAAAGCAAACGAACCAAGTATGGTACAAAAGCAAGTACAAAGTATTATAAGAAAAAGTATAGAGGGCAAGGATAATGGCAAGAGTAGAATTTGAAAATATATATAAAGATAGAGTATTAAATAATATTCAAAAACTTATTAAACAGACTATCCCAAGTGTTCCTTTGTATTACGATGAACACAGGGGACAAGAAAGTTTCTTATTAAGACCACAATCTGATACTTTTATTGATTATGCAAGTAATGCTCATGTAAGACAATATGAAACATTGATTAGTTTTCAGATTCTATCAGGTTCTGATTATACAAGAGATAAAGATATACAAAGACTAACTGATGTAGCAGAACTTGTTAAAAGAATATTCTTTGATAATAGAGATTTGGGAGATACAAATATAACAGATTGGTATAATGCCAAAGTAACCGATATTATCTACGAAAGAGATGAAGAAGATACAGAAGTAGAAAGATTTGTAATGACTTTAGAATGTAATGTAAATGAAGGGGTTTCATAATGAAATATAAACATATTAAAGGACTTCAACTTCAAAAACCAAGTTATTTGGAAACACCTAATCAAAAGATTAGAGAATTGTTAGAAGGTAAAGAAGTTGTATTAAGTGAAGAAAATGTGGCTGAATTTGAATCGTTAGGTGTTCAAGTCAAGCCAGTAGAAAACAAACCTAAAAAGAAAAAAGTTAAAAAAGAGGAGTAATAACAAATGGCTATAAGTTCCAAAGTCTATGGTAAAAGCCAATATGCCATAGGTATTAAGCAAAAAAATGCAACTGCTTTTGAAACAGCAGGTGCTACTGACACAGCATATCAATTACTACCTGTAATTAATGTATCTGCCCCAGTCCTCAATCTTGTAGAATCAGGGGAGATACGAAGCAACAATGCAGGTATGATTGAAACTGACTTTGATCAGTTTAGAACAAGAAAAGGTGGATTTGTAACACTTGATTTTGAAGTTCCTGCAGAAAGAGCAGGACTATCAAGATTGTTGGCTAATGTATTACAAGACCATACAGAAAGTGGTAGTTATATTCACACAGTAGAATCATCATCAAGTAATGCTTTATCAAGACCTGATTTTACAGGAAGTTCAACAGCAGGTATCCCAAGTATTTTTGATATTGGGCTATATGGACCTGCATCAGGAGAAGATAAGATCATTACAAGTGCTACACTTCAATCATTGACAATGAATTTTGATATGACTGATGGTAGATTATTATTGAATGGTACTTTCTATTCAGGTTTTGCAAGTTCAACAGGATTCAAAGTAGGACAAACACTATCTGCTAATAGTGGAGAACCAACATTAATGAGTGCTTCACCGACACAAATTGAATCATATTTTGATACCAAACAATTTGATGTCAATGGATCAGTAACTGATGCTATCGTTACTGCAGTATCATTTACTTTTGAAAACAATGTTGCAAGAGTAGGTAGAGATGCAAATGGCGATGCAGAAGCTTATGCTTTTGGTGTCCCATCAGTAAACATCACAGGAGAGATTTCTTTCATGTATGATGGAAACTACAATGATAGTGCTGACAATGTATTACAGGACTTCTTAGATGGAACTCCTGCTACATTAACCTTACAACAAGGTGATGGTACAATATCTACTGCAGGAGAAATGAATATTACTGCAGAAGTATATTCAACTGCTGTGAATTATGATCTAAATGCAGACACAGGTGCTATAATTACAATTCCATTTAAAGTGATACAACCTACTTCAAGTGGTGCACCAAGTGGTACAGCATTTAAGTTCGAGTTCATGGATGGTATAAGTAATACAAGTTGGTAAACGAAGGAGTAACACATGAAGGTTAAAATGTTCGATAAAGAGTGGGATATAAATCCTATTACTTATAAACAAAAAAGAGAGTTGTGGCAATTAAGTCTAAATGCTTTTAGAGATGATAAAGAAAATCAAGACGAGTATTTCAAATTGATTAATCGTGTTGAGGAACTTTCAGGACTAACTGAAAAGGAAGTCAATTCTCTATCAATGGCACAAGTAGATTTATTGCTACAACAAATCTTTACTGACTATATGGGGCTTGAAAAAAAAGACTCATAGGACTTTGTAGTTATGTGTGGTTTTCTCAATTAGGATTTCCACACATAGCTTTAGAGTTTCCATACAAAAGACAAAGTCCTCTTACAAAAAGAGTAAAGACCTACAAAAATATAGAACAGGTATGGGAAGAAATAAAATTATTAGTAGATAAATGGAAAGATAGTCAATTCTCTCTTGGGAGAAATCTTTATTTTCATTTACCATTATTTATGAATCCACAATGGATCGTAAACAATGAAGATAATATCTTGTTAAAAGAATATAATTGGGTAAAAGAGTTCAATATTCCATTAGCAAAAGATTTGGATAGTGCTGATGCAAACAAGATTGAAATATTTGATGTTATTAAAAATGAGATTAATAGTATAAAACTTTATATGAGTGAGCAAAATGGCAGATAAAAAAATAAGATTATTAGTAAAAGCCGAAGTTAATAAGGCGATACAAGATTTAAATAAAACTGAAAAAAGCACTAATAAATTAGCTTTAGCAGCAAGAAAAGCAGCTAAGGCATTTGCAGGATTAGCAAGTGTCGCAGCTTTAGGGGCAGTTGTAAAGTCGTCAGTACAAACTTCAGCACAATTTGAAGCATTAGAAACACGATTGGTAGCTTTAAAAGGTAGTGTAAATGAAGGTGCTAAGGCATTCGATTTCTTTAACAAAGTAGCAGCAACAACACCATTTCAATTAGCAAATGTTGTAGAAGCAGGGGCACAATTAGAAGCTTTCGGTGCAGATAGTACAGAAACATTAAAAGCAGTAGCTGACTTAGCAGCATTTATGGGTACAGATATTGTTGAAGCTGCAGGTGCATTTGGTAGAGCATTTGCAGGTGGTGCAGGTGCAGCAGATGTACTTAGAGATAGAGGTGTTTTAACACAAGTTAAGCTAAAGACAGGGTTTGATGATTTGTCTAAAATGACACTACCTCAATTCAGAAAAGCATTAACTGATACATTGACTGATCCTGAAGGTAAGATTGCAGGGGCAACAGATTTGTTAGCAGAAACATTTAGTGGATTAGTTTCTAATTTTCAGGATAGTGTTTCACAACTGCAAGATAGTATTGGTGATTTATTAGCACCTGCTATAAAAGATGTTGTAAAATTCTTAAAAGAAGGTATTGATGATTTAACAGAAACTTTTAAAGAACTCAATGAAACAGCTATAGAAACCACATTAAGAAAATTAAAAGAACTTGGTGGAGAAGATGAAAACATATTAAGGACTATTTCAGACTTAGAAAGAGATGTTGCTTTACAAAGACAAAAAGCTATAGGAGAACAACTTAAAGGTCTTGGTACTATAACAGAAATGTCAAGTGAGATTTCTGAAGAACTGAATAATCAATCTAAACTTCAAATACAATTAGGAGAAGCTGAGAAAGAGAAAGAAGAATTAGCAGCTAAAGGGTTTAGAAGAACAAGAGATGAAAACAAAAGATTAACTGAATTAAGAACAGATATAATCGATGATTTAGAAAGTCAAATCAATAAAAGTGATACACAGATAGAACAACTTGCTGAACAAATCAGATTACAAAAAGAGTTCAATCAATTACAAGATACTATTGTTGGAGAAAGACCAACATTCTCTATATTTGGAGAAGATGAAGATATGGCAGGTGAGTTAGATTTAGCATTTGCAGGTATGGAGGAAGCAACAGAAACTTTTTTTGATTTTATGAAAGAACAGGAAGATTCTTTTTTAGAACACAAGAAAAAGTCAGCTAAAACACAAAAAACCATTGATGACCAACTTCACAAAGAAAGGATACAAAACAATCTACAAGAAGCTATACTTTCAGGGCAAAATGCTAAACAAGCAGCATTATCAGTAATCAAAGCAGAAGTAGCAGAAGCACAAGCAGGATTGATTTCAAGTATTATGAAAGCATTACCATTCCCTATTAATCTTGCAGTAGCTGCAGGAGCAGGTGGAATGATTGGTAAAGTAACAGATTCTTTATTTTCCTCTTTTGCAACTGGTGGTAGTTTTGTAACTAAAGGTAGAACCACTCTACCTATTGGAAATGGAGTAGTAGTAGGAGATAATGCAAGTGGTATGGAACGAATTGATGTAACACCATTACCAAGTCCTACAAGTAGTGGAAATAACATCACAATAAACATATCTGCCCCATTGGTAGATGAAACAGTAGTAGATCACATTATACCAGCTATAAGGAGAGCAGAAAAATTAAACTTATGAGTAATGTAACAAAATCAACTGCTTTTGCATACATACCAAAGAGATTATTTGGAATGAAAAAGAAAAGCATAAAACAAAAAC